GCGCGTGTCGGCTTCCTCCTCGGCCTGCGCCATCGGATCGGGGCGGGTCTTCTCCGGGTCGATCCCGCCCATCTCCATCTTCTTCGCGACCCGCGGCGGGACATCGAGCCCCTGGTACTTGGGCGCCCGCGCCTCCGGGGTCTGGAGCCAGGCGTTCAGGTACTCCTGGCGCTTCTGGCTCTTTTGCGCGTCATCGTAGCCCGCCGCGTCCATGTCGGAGAGCACGTCGGACCAGGGGCGGAGATTCGCCATGGCTCACTGCCAGATCGACACGTCGGGCCGCGCCTTCCCGGCGGGTGCTCCCTGCGGCTTCGTGTAGGTCTTGCGGTGCTCGGTCGGACGCGCCGGGTTGCGGTCCCCTTCCCCGACCCGCTGGTCGGTCTGCTTCGGCGGCTGGTCGGGCTGCTTTTCCGACATGCCCCCCTGCGCGGTGCCGTGGCCGGTCGGTCCTCCGGGCGCCACAGGGGCCGCGGGCGCGGCGGGCGGGGTCTCCGGGATGACGTTCCCCTGCTCGTCCGTCTGCGGGAACACCCGCTTGAAATCGAAATCCTTGGGCAGGTAGGCGCCTTTCAAGAGCTGCGGCAGCGAGGGGTGGCCGACCAGCGCTCCGGCGAGCAGCGTGATCTCCTCCTCGGTCGCGTCCCGGTTGAGCCCCTTGTGCAGCAGCGCCTTCGCCTGGTCGTAGCGCGCCTGGGCGGCTTGCGTGCGGCCCGTCCCGCCGCCTGCCCGCTGGCTCGGGGGCTTCTCAAACATCTTGCGGCGCCGCTTCGCGATGTCGAGATCGGTCGGGTTCTGGATCCCGTCCTGCTGGAGCGACTCCTTGGCGAGGTTCCACTCCCGCTCATCCTTGTCGGGGACATCGTACTTGTGCGCGATGTCCTGCCGCTGCTGCTCCTCCCGCTTCAGCCGGTCCGCCCGGAGCCGTTCGATCTTGTCCCAATCAATCGGGCGGTTCTCGCGCTTCGCCTGGTCCGCCTCCTGGCGGTAGATCGGGTCGTCGGTCGTCTGCGCGGCTTCCTTCGGCGGCTTCTGCGGCAGCCCGCGGAGCCCGGCGGGTCCCTGCTCCATGAAGCGGGAGATCGCCTCGCCCGGATCCTCGACGTTCCGGAACGCCGGAGAGACGGCTTGCAGCCGCTTGGTCAGATCCTCCTGGCGCTCGACCATGCCGCGTTTCCGCGCCAGCTCGGAGAGATCGTAGCGCTTGCCCGGCCCCTCGTAGACCTTCTTCGCGATCCCGGCGAGATCACTCAGGAAGCCACCACCCCCGCCCTCGGCCACATCCTGCTGGTTCGGGGTGACCTTCGGCTCGGCAGTCGGCTGCCCCTGCTCGCTCGGCTGCTTGCTCTCCTGGACGGCTTGGTCGGTCTGGTTCCCGAGCCGGGCACTCAGCTCGGCGTCTTCCTGGGCGGCTTTCTCCTGCTCGGCGGCGTACTGCGGGTCGATCACGCCCCGGAGCCCGCCCTTCATGTAGTCGGTGACCCCGCGCTTGATCCCGCCTGCGAGCTGGGCGAGCCCGGCGGCTTCCCGCTTGGCGCGGTCCACCTTCGCCCAGCCGGTCGGATCCGTGGTCATCCACGGAATGTTGATCCGGCCCAGCGCCCCGGTCGGTACGTCGATTGCCATGCCTTACCCCGACTGCGACCAGTAGCCGCCCCCGGTTGGGCTCATGTAGTTCCCGGAGAGGAAATCAATGGCTTCCGCCTTGCGTCCCTGGAGGTAGCGGGTTCCGGCTTGCACCCGGCTCCCCGGCGTGCCGCCCGTCATCCCGGCTTCGTAGCCACCGCCAGCGCCGCCACCACCTTCGCCGCCCATGGCACTCGAGCCCCCGCCGCCCGTCACCTGGCCCCGGGCGTACTTGCCGAGGTAGCCGCCCCAGCCACTTGCGCTCGAGTCCCCCTTGAAGCCCGCGGCGAAATCCGAGCCGAAGCTCGAGCCCCCACCGCTACTCGCGGCAGGCGCAGCGGCACCACCACCCGTCGAAGCTCCTTCCGCAGCACCCGCACTCGCCGCGCCCGCACCACCGGCTCCGGCTCCTGCCCCAGCACCCGCTCCGGCTCCGGCACCCGCTCCAGCTCCGGCGGCAGCGGCACCACCCGCGTAGCCCCCGGCGATCAGCTTCACCACGTCGGCGACAAAGTTGGCGACTCCGGCGACCCCGACGGCTTCCCCGCGCTGGCGGGCGACCTTGCCGTAGCCGACGGGATCGGTGGTCTGCATCATCGCGGCGGGCTGCCCTTTGGACGCCTGCGCCTGCTGCGAGGCGCGCAGCGGCGCGGGCGTGGACTCGGGGGCGTTCTTCGCCCCGAGCCCCTGCTGCTGGCTCTCGCTGCCCGAGAACGCCAGCTCGGCCAGCGCCCCCTGGTGCTGCGGCGCGGGCTGCCCCTTCGGAAAGTAGATCTGCCGCTCCTGCGGCGTCACCTCGTCGGTGGGACCTACGATGTCCACGCCTGCCGGGGCTTGCTGCCCCAGCTCTTGCAGCCGCTTCACCTCGTCCGGGTTCTGGTAGGTGTCGTAAGGGTACGCCATCGCCGCCTCAGAGGATCGCCCCGGCGATCATGCCGACCTTCTCCATCGTGCTCGGCATGGCGAGCCGGGCCGCGCGACGGCTGGCTGCCCGCGACGCCTGCGCCTGGCGGGCCGACTCCGCGTAGTTGAGCAGATCCTCGTACTGCCCGCTCTCGAGCCCGGTGATGTCGCCCATCCCGGCTTCGACTTGCCGCTGGCGGGCTTGCTCCGCCGATACGTCGTACTCCCGGGCCGACTCGTCCAGCCGTCCCTCGCCGAGCGAGAGCTGGCCGGTCTGCGAGGCGAGCTGCTCCAGCTCCCCCTTGCGGGCGAGGTTCTGGGTCGTGATCTCGCGCTCGATGTCCGCCGAGCCCTGCTGCTGCTGGCGCTGGATCTGAAGCGCCCGGGCATCAGCGATGCCGGAGCCCTGGAGCCCGCTCGCCGCCATCTGCGCGCTGGCGTCCGACCGCGCCTGCTGCTGGGACGCAGCCAGCGTGTCCTGCATGCGGCCCCGCATCGAGGCTTCCTCCTCGGGGGTGAGCCCCTTCCCGAGGTTCGACATCGCGTACTCCTGGAGCTGGGAGATCTGCGGGTTCCACTCCTGCCGCTGCTCCTTGTCGGTCTGGTAATCCACCGGAGCCCCGGCAGCCAGCTCCTCCTCGTAATGGGAGGTTAGCTCCTTCTGCGGCTCGCCGAAGCCGAGCGTGCCGCGCTCCTCCCAGGCGTTCCGCATGCGCTCGGCGGGCGGGTACGGGCTGTCCACGCTCCGCCCCTGGGAGCGCTTGTAGAGCTTGCGGGGGTTCATGTAGCGGCGCGGGTCGTCGGGGGCCATCTGCGACTGGAGCTTCTGCCCCGCGGCCACCTGCGCGTTCTTCGCCGCCTGCTTGCGCTGCTTCGGCGTCATCGTCGCCGGATCGCCCGCAGGACCCCCGGCACCCGGCGGTCCCTGGAAGCGCCCGGGGTCGTTGTTCGCCGCTGGCTGCGCCCGCTGCTGCTTCTTCGATTGTGCGAGCTGGTGGAGGGATGCCTTTGCCATGAGCGCCTCAGTCGGTGGGTTCGACTTGCACGAGATCCTCGGGGATCACGGTCTCCGGGAGCCGCTGGAAGAAATACGTCATGCGATGTAGCTCCACCGCCCGGTCGTCATCGTCGATGAACGCGATCTGGTGGTACTGCCCCCGGCAGAGCAGCACGAGCCGGTAGAGGTAGAGGAACCCCGCCCCCCAGGTGGCGCTTTTCGGGACGATCTCGAGCGGAACGTTCGGCGGCACGGGATCGCGGAACACCGGCCACTCAAACTCGCTCGTCCGCACCTCGGTGGTGAGCGTCTGCTTCATGGGGCCGAGCGTCGAAGGCTCGTGCGGCGAGAGCCCGCCGATCAGGAGGGCCAGGTGGAGGAAGCGTCCGAGCGCAGCGAGCCCGAGCTGCCCGCCCGGGTTGAACCAGAGCGTGCGGTACTCGAAATGGTACGGGATGATGGTGAAGTCAGAAAACCCGTTTGTGATGAAATCATATACATAGTCCATGCCGAGCACGCCGCCGTCCCGGGTGCCGACGAAATTCACCTCCTTCATGGAGGCGAACAGGTAGGCGTCCCCCAGCTCGGGTTGCGCGACGGTCGAGCAGCTCATGTGGTTGTGGTCCCCGATCACCTGCGCGGCGAGGGTCCACTTGGCCCAAAAGTGCGGCGAGCCGTTCACGTCGGCGTCAAACTGGTAGGTGAGCACCGCGTCCGGCTCGCTCTGCGGCGCGTAGTCGAGCGGCCAGAACAGGCGGTACTGGCGCCGGGCCCGGTAGAAGACGGCGTGCGCGCGGTTGCGGAACAGGTTGTAGGTCGAGTCCCACAGCCGGTCGATCTGGCGGCTGATCCGCTGCGACTGGAAGCCGGTGGCGACCCCCTGGAAGCGGTCGATCATGTAGACGCCATCGGCGCCCGGGAAGATCACCTCGTTCTGGTCCACCACGAGCGTCTGGTGCGACTCGAGCCCGATGCCGCTCTGGTCGTGCTGCTGAAAGTTAACCGGCTCGACCACGAGATCGGGCGGGTTCCCCTGGATGCGCCAGATCGAGCGCTCGCAGAAGATCAGCATGGAGTCGTAGAAGGCGGCGATCCCCTTCGGCTTGTCCCCGGAGTCGAGCCCGACGAACAGGAAATTATCGACCGGCCAGCTCTCCGGCTTCACCTGCGCGCGGAGCACGTCCGGCCCGTCCGACCAGACGACTGCCCAGGCTTCGAGTCCCACCTGCGCGATCCCCATGAGTCGCTGCGCGTGCGGCCACTCGACCACCACCTCCATCGTCTCGTAGGGAGGATAGTTAATAAACTCGTCCAGTTGGGTCCCGAGCGTCGTGTCCGCCCCGATCATGTTGAAGCTCGTCACCGACTTGTCGAGCCGCGCGACGAGGTACCAGACCCCATCGCCCCCGCAGCTCGTGCGGTAGAGCCATTTCTGGTCAATCCGCGGGTCGAGCGGCATCGGGATATTCGACACCGTGATGCCCCCGCCACCCGTCGCCGGGAGCGTGAAGCGGGGCGTCTCGGTGCAGGCTTCCGACTCGACAAAGCTCCCCGCCTCGGTGGAGACGTAGGTCAACCGGACGCTGTAGGTGCCAGGGACCATCGCGCCGACGGTGTACTGCGAGAGCGTGGGCGACGTGGCAGGCTTGCGGAGCCCGACCCGGGAGATCGTGAGCACGTCCACGAGGCAGCCCGCGGAGAGCGCCCAGGGGAGATCGGGCGTCACCTGCATGAGATAGCCGCCGCAGCTCGAGATGGTCCGCAGATGCGCCTGGCCCGCGCTCGACTCGGAGATGTCGGTGAGGAGCACCTGGCGTCCCGGCAGCAGCGGCGCCACGCCCGACGACCAGACGACGGTGCAGTAGAAGCCGTTGTAGGGCCCGTTCGGGTTGAGCATCCGGTCCACGGTGTTCGAGTCGGTGTGCGCGTAGCGGAGCGGGGGAAACTGCGGCTGCGCGAGGCACGAGCGGTTCCCCATGTGCGCCGCGGAGAGCTTCCCGAGCCCGATGGGCCGCGACGGCGAGATGTAGCCGGGGCAGGTGTTCGGGAGGAAGCGACACGCCGCTCCTGCCGCGGGGGTCGGGGTGACCGTGGTGGACGGGTCGAGCGTGATCTGCTTGGTCGCGATGTTGATTGCCGCCACCTTCCCGTTCTGCGTCCCCATCGTCGCCGTCGGAAAGTTGATCCAGTCGCCCACCACCAGCCCCTCGATGCTGGCGAGCGTGAAGATGTTGGCGCCGCCGACTGCCGAGATCGTGGTCGCCGGGATCCGGGTGTAGAGGTTCAGCGGACGGCACTGGCGGTTCCCCTGGATGTGCAGGGTCAGCTCGCCGGTCGTGTTCGAGACCGCGTTCACGAGCAGCGGGAAGGAGCCGTTCCGAAAGTGCGGCTGGAACATACCCCCGATCCGCCGTCCCTGCGTCCAGGGAATGGCGATCAGGAGCGCGTGGTAGGGGATCTCGTAGGGCGCAGCGGGCGTCACCGTGAGGTCCCCGAAGCCATCGTTCGCGGTGATCGTGAAGGTGAGCACCGCCCCGTAGTGCGGGTCCCCCGGGGTGAGAATCTGGATGTTGACGATGGTCCCCGCCACCATCGAGTCGTTCCAGTCCCGCCAGTTCTCGTTCTCGAGATCCGGGAGGGTCGTGGAGCCGGTGTGCATCTGGCCCGAGGTCACGTCGCACACCCCGTTCAGGAGCTTCGACCCCGCGCGCTTTCGCATCACCGAGCCGTAGTATTCGACGTTCTCCGCGGTGGCGGCGTAGAGGTGCGGGCTCTCGTCGGGAAACTGCTGCTCCCGGTCGTAGAGCCCTTGCCAGTCGGGCGGAAACTCGAGCGGTTCGATCTGGAAGCTCACCAGTCCACCAACCCGATCAGATCCGAGCCGAGGTGCTCGGTGTTCTGCCAGGAGCCGAGATCCACGTCCTGCATCATCTCGGAGCGCATCGCCTCCGCCTGCTGGAGCCAGCGGTCGGTGTCAGCATCGCCGACGGAGAGCTTGAGGCGGGAGAGCGCGTAGGCGACCAGGCAGTCGATGTGCTCGGCGACGACGGGCTCCACGAGATCGCCGTCTGCCGAGAGCCGCTCGCGGGTGTACTGATACCAGAAGCGGCCCGTGGCCGAGCTGTTGAGCGACGGCACGAGCTTCAGGATCTTGCGGCGCATCTGCGTCACGACCACGCCCGGCGGCGGCGGGATCGACACCGACGGCGAGAGCCCCATCGTCTGGCTCACGACGGTGGTCACGATCCCGTAGTAGTCGCTCGGAATCAGGATCGGGCTCGCTGCCGTGCCTGCGTTCGACCCGGCCCCGGCGCCCGGGATCAGGATGTAGGTCCCGACGGGGAAGGTCGGCTGCCCCGGAGCCACCTGCACCGTGCTCGAACCAGACGCCGAGACCGTACTCGTAAGGCCCGGAAACAAGCCTTCCATGAGGTCATAGAGCACCCAGGTGTAGCCGCCCTGCGGGTTGTTCTCCGCCTCGAGAAAATCCTCGGACTCTGAGGCAAAGTAGCGGAACATGATGATCTGCGCGGAGCCGGTCGCTTGGGGCACCACGAATTTCACGGGCTTCGCGAGGGGCGGCGAGAGCGTGCTCACGTCGTACTCGGTCTGCCCGGCGAGGAGCTGAAAGTTGTCCAGGAAGGAGAGCTGCGGCTGGGGACGGACCGAGCGGAGCGCCCGGCGCACCTTCCCGAGCCCAAAGTTGATCGCCTCGTTCAGCTCGGCGGTGCCGACGGGGCGCGTGTGGACGAGGTGCGCGGTGACGAGCGACTTCACCTGCCACAAGGCCATCGGCGCAGGAGCAGCCATCTAGTTTCCCCGCCGGTTCAAGGCATGGAGCTGCGTCACGAGCGCCTCCCGTTTCCCCACCACCTGCGGGGACAAGCGGGTCGTCACGCGCCGGACGGACGCCCGGAATTGCAGCGCGATCTCCGCCTGCGGGCGTTTCAGCTTGAGATAGGGCAGCACCGCCACCAGGAAGCGCTCCGCATGGCCCGCACTCACCCGCCAGACCCAGGCGGTCTGGTGCTGCGGATCACGACGCCGCTTCACGTAGACGATCCCGCCGAACAGGCTCCGGAACCACCAGCAGATCTCCTCGTGCGTGTTAGTCGCGGCGACGTAGAGCGCCGTCTCCCGCCGTCGCTTCATACGAACCAGGGAGATGTGCCCCTCCCCATCGAAGAAGCCCGCGGCGTAGGCGAGATCCGCTGGCGTCATCAGCTTCTCCCAGAGTCGCGGCTGGTGCTGCCACGTCCGCTAAACCGTGCCAGGCGCTTCTTCCGACGCTCGTTCGCGGCTTCTGCGTAGCTCTGCGCGCGAGTGTACTGTTCCTGATCCGCTCGCTCCTGGTCCTGCTGGGAGGTGCCAGTCTGCGACGCCGGGCTCTGATCCCGCCCGGTGTCCTGCGTGTCGGCACTCGTGGTCCCGCTCGCATCGACAGGCGTCTGCTGCCGCCGTGCGCCGGTTCCGAAGATCACCGCTACCCCGTCGGCCATGCTATCTCCTGCTCGAGGCACGCCCCGGCTGTCGGATCATCTTCGCCTCGCCGCCTTTGGGCTTCACCTCAACCACCTTGTTCCCGACGAACGCCAGCCGCACCTTCTTGCCGGACTCGTAAGTTTTCCAGCGGTAGCGGGCGTGCGGGATCGGCATGTTACCGGCTCGTCCGCCGCAGCCCGAAGCGGGGCTGCCGTCCGCGAGAGACGCCTCGCTCGGCCTGCTGGCTGCGAAGATCCTCCCGCTCGAGCCCCTGCTGGTAGGGATCGAACGCCTCGTACTTATCGACGGGCGTATCCGACTGGCGATACGCCTGCTCGCCTTCGTCTCGTGGATCACCCATCACTCCCTCCCGCGCCCCAGGCGCGGCTGCCCGATGCGTGGGCGTCCCTGCCAGCCGCGACCCTGGCCGAGCTTCCCCCCGGCGAGCTTCAGCGTCTTCGGCTGGAGCCGCTCGTCCACGCCGACGTGGATGCGCCCGCCCGGGTCCACACCCACCGCGGGCGGCGGGGTGCGCTCGAGCTGGGTCACTACTTGCCGCGTCCGAAGGCCCGGGGCGGCATCTTGCGCTTGCCCTTCTTCGCGAACCGCGGCGGCATGCGCTTCGGCTGCTGCTGCGGCGCCATGTCGGGCTGGCTCGGGCCCCCGGCGTCATCGCCGGAGAGGAAATCCCGCGGCTGCTGGCTCTCGAGATTGCCCATCCCAGGCACGGGTGCTGAGTACCCCATCGTCTCCTCCTAGCGGGGGCCGAGACGCCCCTGCACGCGACCCTGCACGTAGGGCCGGTGACTCTGTTCGATGCGCCGTCCGGCGCGATCCCGCTCGTGCATCAGGCGTTGCATGTCCCGCTGCTCTTGCGGGCTCACGTCGTCCCCGTAGAGATCGCCGTTCTCGTCCACCCGGAACCCGGGGTGATCCCGCACGTAGTCGTCCATGTTCTGCTGGCGACTCGCGTAGTCGTCTTGCAGCCCGCGCTCCCGGAGCTGGTCCCGCGGGTTCATGCGCCCGTAGATTTCCTTCCAGGCGTCGTACTCCGCGACCCGATTCTGCGCTTCCCGGTCGCCCTGCTGGGCCGCAGCGCGGTCCTGGTCCGCCTTCTCGTCCGAGCGCGAGAGGTAGGTGTCCGCCGTCTGCTCCTGCTGCTGGAGGGAGCGCCCGGCGGTGATCGCCGTATTCGGCTCCCCGAGCCGGGTCGGTGGCTGCTGGACGGCTTGATCCTCGCGGTAGACGTTCGGCGAGAGCCCGGTGCCCGTGTTGGCGGTGGTCTGGTCCGCGTTCTGGAGCACATGGACGCTCTCGGGGATGTTCCGCCGGATGGTGGCGGCTTCGCGACGCACGTCCTTCCAGGCAGGCTGGTCTGCCCGGGGGGCATCGCGAGCCCCCTGCTTCGCCTCCTCCTCGAGATCGGAGGCGCGCTGCCGCACGTCGTAGATTGCCACCTAGCGCCCGAGGCTCCGGAAGCCGTTGCGCGGCGCCTGCCGCACGATCATGCCGCTGCCCGTCTGCGGCATCGTCCGGGAGGCGTCATCGCCCCCGCTGAAAGAGTCGCGATTCAACTCCGGGTAGTCATCTGGCGACTGGCTGGACGCCATCTGCGATAGCTCCGCCCGCTTCGCCTCGTAGGGTCCGGCCAGCGTGTTGCCCTGGTCGCCTTTGCCCCCGAGCATGCCGCCGCCGCCGAGCTGTCCGCCCATCTTGCCGATCATGGTTACCTCCGGTTCCGAGCGATGCGGCGCATGTTCTGCGCGAACACCGCCCGCTTCTTCGTGAGCGCGCTGGCCTTGGAACCCTTGGACAGGACGTGCGAGGCAAAGGCGCCGACGCTCTCCCCGTGCGCCTTCGCCTCCTTCGTGAACGCCCCCTTCGTCCCCTTGCGCTCCATCTCGTCGCTGGCGCGCTGGATCCACTTGTCTGCCATCGGCCTACCTCCGGGAGTGCCGCAGCGCTTCCCGTTTCTTCTCGCCCTTCAGCCGCCCGAGCTGGTGAAAGCCGGGGAACAGGGGCTTGCGCCCCTGGGGCGGCACGAGGGTCTGCGACTGGCTCTCCTTGTCCTCCTCGGACTCCGGAGGGCGCACGATCAGGATGTGCAGCGTCACCGCCGTTTCCCGCCCCGTCCGGCTGCCCGGGGAGCTGGTCTGCCACCTCCCCCACCGCCACCACCGCCCCCTCCGGCTGCCCGGGGTGCAGCCCGTGCCGTGCCGGGGGCCGGACGCGGCTGCTGGCGAGCCGGGCCCGAGGGACGCGGCATGGGCCGAACGCCCTGGAGGCTCGCTGGGGCCTGCATGCGACCCGGGACGGGCCGAGCCCCCGCCCAGGCGCCCTGGAGCCCTCCACGGGCCTGTGCGGCCAATCTGGCCTGGTCCTGGGCGGCATCCCCGGTCGCTCCGGCCATGCTCGGGGCCTGGCCTGCCTCCCGGATGTCGCCCGGTCCAGCGATCTGCGCGGGACGCTCCTCGCCCGCGCGCATCGCCTCCATCCGGTCCATGTGCTGCTGCACCCCGGGATGTCCGGCGAGATAGCCCGCTTCGTTGCCCTGCGCGACGGCTTGGCCGAGCCCCCGCTGCTGCCAGGGCTGCAACGCCTGCGGGGCTCCGCCCGGACCCGCGCCCGGCGGACCGGCACCCGGGGGCCCGAAGCCACCCGCGGCCCGGCGCGCGGCTATGGCCTGCTTCATCGCCTCGAGCCGCTGCGGGTCCATCGGGTTCCCGGCAGCGCCCGGCGGCGTGCCCGCTCCGAGCCCCGAGGCGTAGTTCGCCATCGACTGCCCGGCAGCCATGAGCCCACCCCCGGCAGCTCCGGCCCCCGGGGCACCACCTCCGGCAGCGACGGCTGCCCGCTTCGCGGCTGCCTGGCGGGCTGCCTCCATCATGTCAGCATCGCCAGGACCACCCCCGGCGCCGCCGGGCGGCGGGGGAGTGCCACCTGCTGGGGGTCCGTACATCTCACACCTCCAAGCCGAGCACGGCACCCATCGGCTTCGGCGCGATGGGCGCGGTGTCTACGATGCCGAACGCTGCGAGATCTTCCTTGAGCGGATCAGGCAGCACCGGCTGCTGGAGCGCCGGGAGCGCCTCGGTGAGCAGCGGATCGTTCTTCGCCACCTCGAGCCGCAGCACGCCCAGCTCCTTCCAGAGCGCTCGGAGGGACTGCGGCGGCATCAGCGGCTCGAGCTGCTGCGCCGAGCGGATCGCCTGCTCCTCGCGGAAGCGGAGGATCTGGCGGGTCAGAAACTCGACCCGCTTGGTCATCGCGCGCTGGAGCGCCTCCTCGAGCGTCTCGTTCGGCGCCAGCACGACCAGCCCGCTCGCCCCGAAGCACTCCATGATGCCCGCGACGTGGCGGTCCTCCACCTCGGTGAGCACCCCGTGCTCAAACTCGACGTGGCCGGGGGGCCAGATGATCTCCTCCTTCCCGAGCACGAGGGGCTCGCGGAGAAAGATCGGCGCCCGCAGGATCTCGGGGCGCACACTCAGCATCTTCGCCATGGGACTCCTCCTACCGCGCGCTCGAGCGAGCCCCGCGGCTTCCCGAGCGGGACGGTGCCTGGTGCAACGCCTGCTTCTCGAGGCGCTCGGCGGTCGCGTGACTCGCCCCGCCCCCGAGCGCCGTCATCTCGACTCGTTCAGCGCGGCGGATCCGTGGCGAGACCCGAACCCGTTTCGGGTTCTTCATTCTGGTCCTCCGGCGGCTTGTGCTTCGCCTCCTCGTCCTCGTCTTCGCCGTTCTCCGGCGGCAGCTCGCCGCCCCCTTCGTCCTCGGGTCGTTTCATATAGACACTCCTCGTCACGGGGATGTCCCACAGCACGTCGGAGAGCACGCGCTGCAAGACGGCATCGCGAGATTGGTAGCTGTAGAAATCTTCCCGCTCGAGCGCCGCTGCCTGGTCCTGCGCGTAGCGCCGGGCGGCGAGCAGCTCGCTCCAGTCACGGATCGAGCAGTTCTTGCGGAGGTGGTCCATGCGCTGGAATTTCTCGACCAGCCGCCCGTCGAGCGGGCGGTAGCTGCCGTCATCGTTCACGACGTAGCAGACGAGCGCCGCGCGCTTGACGGCGGCGAGGCAATTCCGGCCCGCTTCCTCCCGCGGCACGACGTAGCCCTGCTCGAGGTAGGTGAGCTGGAGATCGGTCGCCATCTTGTCCACCAGCGCGTCGATGCGCCCGAGCCCCTCGGGCAGATCGTGGTAGACCGCCCAGCACTCGTGGTCGGTGTCCCACTGGATCGAGAGCTTCGGGTCGATGCGCCGCAGCGCGCGGACGATGGTGCGATCAGGTGTCATAGCTCATGCTTGCTCATCCACTGCTGGCGGCAGCCCTTCGTGTCGAAGATGCGGTCCGGCTGCGTCTCCTCGGTGGTCGTGCCGCCCGGCGGGAACGGCAGGCTCGGGTCCTCGTAGAGCAGGAAGACCCGGACGAGGTACCAGCCCGCCATCGTCTCGGCGGTCTTCCCACAGTTGTCGCACTGGTAGCTGACCGGCATCAGCAAAACTCCGCCACGTAGAGCGTCCCCGGGGCGTCCGCCTGCGTCTGGAGCGACGCGCCCGAGCTGCGGAACACCCACAGCGAGTAGGTGTGCGCGCCGGTCGGACGGCTCCCCTCGGCCCACACCAGACCCGACGGGCCAAAGTTGTAGCCGATGGCGGAGCTGGAGTTGGTATCGAAGCGCTGGTAAGCGACCACCCCGCCATCGAAGCCGAACCCGACGTACACGGTCTGCTGGGAGTTGGTCGCCCCGGCAAAGGCCCAGCCGGGATTCGCCCAGATCAGGTGCCACCGGCCCGCGGTGAGGCTCACGCTCACCGCCACCACCTGCACCCACTGCCCGTTGACCGACCCGTTCCAGCTCGTGGGGAGGTTCGCCGACCAGACGTTCGCCACCGTGAATTGCGAGTTGGGCCGGGTGATCCCGCCGTTCACCGTGAGCCCACTCGCCAGCGTGAGGTAGCCCGCGCTGTCCAGGGTCATACGCAGGGTCCAGCCGCCCCCTGGCGTCGCCCCGTACCAGTCGAAGTTGTTACTCGTCGTGCTGTGATTGATCCGGACGAGCCCGTGGTAGCGGGTGTTGTCCACCCCGATATCGTTCGCGATGGTGTCGGAGTAGTCCGCACCCGCGATCCGCTTCACCTGATCCTTCCCGGCGGCGCGGTGAATGCTCATCCCGCCGTTCACGTAGAGGTTGCTGGTCGCCACGACGTGCGCCCCGGCGGTCACCGTGCCGATGCTATCGACCTGGAATGCGGTGATCGAAGCGTTCGCTGCCGAGATGTGATCGAGGTGCGCGAGGTCGATGTCGGAGCGCAGCAGCCACCGCCAGCCTACCTTCGACGTGTCGTCCCGCTGCCAGGCGACGTTGGGATCGAGGTACTGGTTGTGCGTGAGCCCCGTGTAGGCGATGCTGCTCGGCGCGACGAGATGCCCCTTCACGCTCTGCGGCCCGAACGTGACCGGCGTGCTCGCGAAGGGCGCCGCGCCGCCCGGCACGGTGAGCATCCCCGCCCCGTTGAGGTACATGAGCGGGGCGAACGCATTGCCCGGGGTCGGAGAGCGCCAAAACTCCGCCGCGTCCGTGGCAACGTTCAGCACCATCCCCCAGGACGGCTTCGTGTTGTCGTAGCCGATGTGGTCGGCATCGTTCACGTAGTTCGCGTTGAGCTGGATGCCCGAGGCAGCCCCGAAGCGGTAGGTCGCCTGCGGCTGCATCATGGAGGCGCCGAGCTGGAGCCGCTTGGTGCCGTCGGTCGGCGTGAGCGCGGTTCCCGTGTCGGTCCAGAGCGTGGCCCCTGCCGAGACCCAGCTTGTCGCGTAGTCCACGCCGCTCGACTTGGTGAGCACCTGGCCCGTGGTGCCGCCCGCCGGGACACCCGGTCCGGCTGGGCCTGTCGCTCCGGTGGCCCCTGCGGGGCCCTGGGAGCCCGTGGCGCCCGTCGAGCCGGTGGCCCCGGTGTCTCCCTTCGGTCCCTGCGCGCCCGTGGCTCCTGGGGCCCCCTGCGGGCCCGTGGCTCCGGTCGGTCCCGTGGGCCCCGTCGGCCCGGCGGGTCCTTGCGGCCCCACCATGGCAATCCCGAGGAACACCGACTGGTTGTTCGTGAGCGCCGCGCCCGTGCCGCTCGCGACCCAGCTCACGGGGATGTCGGTGTAGGTCCCGTGATCGGTCGGCGTGCCGGTGACGGTGTACTTGTGGACCCGCGTCGCATCGGACTGGTCCTGGAGATAGAGCGTGCTCCCGACCGTGATCGCATTCAGCGCAATCGTGGCGTCGTTGTTCAGGTTCGTGATGTGATGCGCCGACACCACGGTGGCCGCAGACGGGGCGGCGTTCAGCAGCACGTAGCCGTTCGCGGGCGGCGGCGTCGTGTTCGTGCTGAAGCGGTAGTCGATCAGGCTGTTCGACTGCCCCGGGGCGCCCTGCGGCCCCGTGGCGCCCGTCGGCCCTTGGGGTCCCGTCGCCCCCGTGGGGCCTTGGGGCCCCGTCGGCCCCGCGGGACCGACTGGCGGCGTCTGCCAGGCGAGCGCCGGACCGGCGGTCACCCAGAGCACCTTGCCGACATCGGCGCCGCTCGGAATCGGCGAGAGCCAGAGATCGGCAGCGGTCTCGGAACGGGAGACGGCGCCCGGGGCCAGGCTCGGGTTCGGGTAGAAGCCACTCAGATCCCCGCCCGCGGCGCCGGTCGGGCCTCCGCCACCCGTACTGGCATCGCCCGGGATCAGCTCCTCCCAGGACCCGGCGACTCCCGACGGACCGGGATCAGTCACCCGCTGCCAGATCGCCTGCTCGACTTGCGCCATCAACCCTCATGCGCGCGGCAGACCGTCCGCCACACGCCACCACGCTCCATCCGATCCACCGCGCGCATGAGCCACCCCCCACCACCCCACACCCGTTGCCGGAGCCCGCCGCACCAGGAAGGTCGAAGGCCGGGGGCGGCACTCGAGGATGCAGCAGGCTCCGGCATCAGGCGGGATCCTCGGCAGGATCGGCCCCGTTCGGGCCGGTCGGAGCCTGCGCCACCGGCGCGTCCTGCATCAGCTCGCGGAGCACGCCGCAGGCGCCCTCGAGCCGCTTCACCGACTCGTCGGCTTGGGAGAGTAGCTCGGTGAGCTGGGCCCGGCGGACCACCTGCTCCTGCAACTGCTGCTGATAGCGGGTGAGCCGCTCCTCGAGCGTCATTGGGTCTTCTCCTTCCAGGCGTCCCGGCAGGCGTCCGAGCAGCAGTCCACGACCACCAGCTCGTCATCCTGCGTGACGCTGCCCTGCGGCGCGTCATAGTGCGTGTGCGTGATCTGAATGCGCGGCCAGCCCGTCGGATCGGTCGTGGTCTTCGCGCAGATGGCACAGGTGTAGGTCTTCGTGCTCATGCCCCGATCTCCTGCATGTGGATGTACCCAGAGTTGCTGCCCGTCCCGGAGACGATCCCGCTCGTCCCGGAGCTGATCCACCCCTGGAGCGTGTAGGTGTGCAGCCCCGCCGGAGGGTTATCCACGGCGATCAGCGACGGGAGCGCCATCACCACGGACCCGCCGCACTGGCGCGGGCACTCGAGGATCGACGCCCCGTCCCGCATGATCCACATATCGACCAGCGTGTTCCCGGTGGACCCGAGCTGCGTGTACGAGAGGTTGTGATTCACGCAGACGATGACGAGCCCACCCTTCGTGGTGATCGTCTGCGACATGATGTTGAAGGGGGCGTTATAGGTGGACCAGGACCCCCCCGACTGCCCCGCGGAATTGCGGGCCCCGACCAGCGCCGGAGCGTTCAGCTTGCCGCCGAGCGTGAGGTTCCCGCCCACGGCGTCCAGCACCATCGGGGTGTTCAGCGGCCCGGCGTTCGGCGCGTAGCGGTACCAGTTGAACGACTGCCCGGCGTAGTCGAAGCGGAACCCCAGGGTGGAGCGGCTGCTCACGTAGCCGTTCGCGCCGCTCGCGTTCGCCCACAGATCGGTGTAGTTCGCGCCGTCCGACTGCGTGGTGGTGTTCTTCGCCCAGCTCAGGAGCCCGGGCACCGTGAGGTTCCCCACCTTGTCGAGCAGGAAGGCAATGAGCTGGGTCGAGGTGTCCCCCGGCGCACAGCGGTTGATCTGGATGTGGTCGGCGGACGAGGTGACATCGAGCGCGATGAACCAGGAGGGCTTGCTCGTATCGTCCTGCGTGTTCGTCGCCGTGCGGTTCACCGAGAGGTCGATGTAGCCATTGATCCCCGAGGTGAGCCGCCCCTTCGCGAGGTACTGGCCCCACTGGACGTTGTTGCCCCCGCTGCCAAAGAGCGAGAGCTGCCCCGTCGGATCGAGCGCCAGGAGCGTCGCCCAGACCGGCGCCCCCGAGGTCGGCGCGGCCCGTTCGATCACCGCGCTGTCCGTCGAGCCCGCCCGGAACCGCAGCACCCATGATCCGGCCACGGTGTTGTCCGTCATCGTGGACGGATAAGGGCCCGCGTTCAGCGAGAGCGTGAGCTGATCGTAGGGATCGGCGGGCAGCCCCGTCGAGAGCCGCCCCTTGCTCGTGCGCGCCCCCACCTGGAGCGCCGTCCCGGCAGCCTGGGAGACGAGCACCTTGTTCCCGTCCCGCGGGGTGAGCACGTTCCCGGCTTGGATCGTCCGCCAGGTGGGATCGGCGAGCCGGAGCCACTGCTGGTTGTTCGCGACGGTGCCCGCCGCCATCAGCGTCACCGACTCGTTCGGGGCGAGCGTGATAAAGGCGTTCACGCCGTCGATGAAATTGGCCCCGCTCGGCATGATCGTCGCCTGGTAGGCGGGGTTCAGATCGACGCGGGTGATCCGGTAGGTCTTCCCGGCCAGCGCGGTCGAGAACGGCGGCAGCGTGAGCTGCACGTTCCCGGCGTTCGCGTTGATGAGCGAGTCCTGGTTCGCCGTCGTGAGCAGCGCGTCGCCCGTGTAGAGCGTCTGCCCGCCCGCAAGCGAGCCGTCCGAGCTGGTCGCCGCTGCGTTGTCGAGCTGCACCCAGGCTCCGGCCATGCGCCCCTGGAAATGGCTCCCATCCCACTGCACCGTGCCGTCGGGCGGCGTCGCGGCGGCGGCGCCGAAGGCCATGGAGCCCGGGACGGTGAGCCGCCCGGCGTTGTCGAGCGTGAGGAGCACGCTGGCAGGCGTCCCGCTCGGCGCGTACCGGGTGACCGTCATCCGGTCCTGCGACACCGGGATGTTCGGGTCGAGCTGAAGCTGCCAGGAGGCGCGCGAGAGATCGTCCGGGGTGTTGTTCGGGAGCAAGTTGGCCTGGAGCGCGATCAGCCCCGGGCTCCCGAGGGGCTGCACGATCCGCCCCTTCGCGGCGGCGGAGCCGAGCGTGATCGTCGCGTTGCCCGGCATGCCCGTCGTGCCGACGATGGCGAGCTGGCGGGTCGTGTCCCGCGGCGAGAGCACCGTGCCGCTGTCCGCCCAGGCATCGAGCGGGATCCAGGCGCCGTTGTTCCCCTGGAAGCGGCCCCCGGTGTACTGGATCGTCCCGGCGGCGGAGCCGAGCGCGACACTCAGCTTGATGCCGCCCTCTACCTCAAGCCGCTCGGTCTGCGCGTTCCAGACCCAATTCGGGCCGATGGTGAACATCCCGGCGGGCTCGCTCAAATGCACGTAGCCCTGGCTCTGGTCGTGCGCGAAGATAAGCAGCCCTTGCGCGCCGGTAAAGAGCCGCAGCGAGTTGTCGTCCGCCTCGATGCCCGTCTGGCGCCCGACGGCCCCCGTGCTCGGATCCGCCCACTGGAGGCTCCGGCCACTCGCGAGCAGGATCCCCCGGTTGAAGAAATCCGTCGGCTTCAGGAAATCGTCAACGGCATCGTCATTCCAGAGCCCGCCGCCTGCGCCGCCCGTCGCCCAGACGAGCGTCGGGCCCGTCGCCACGGTGAGCACCTTGCCCGCATCGGCCTGTGTCGGAACCGGCGGCAGCCAGAGATCGCTCGCCGTCTTCGCCCGGGTGATCGTCCCGGGACCCACCGCGGGGTTCGGGTAGAACCCGACCAGATCCCCGCCTGCGGGCCCGGACGGCGAGCCACTGGTCCCGCCACCCGTCGGGGGCAGCCAGACCAGCAGCCCGGTCCCCGGATCGACCGTGAGCACCCGCCCATAGTCGGTGGGCAAGCTCGGCAGCGGTGGGATCCGTTTAATGTCGGTGGCGGTGAGCTTCGCGATGGGGAGCGTCCCGTCCAGGATCTTGAACCCGTTGACGGACGAGATCTCCGGGTCCCCGACGGCGTTCGGGCCAATCAGGGGGTTCGGGTAGCTCCCCATGAGATCGCCGCCTGCCGGGCCGGACGGCGGGAAGGTGGTCGGGGCCCCGGTCAGCTTCGCGTAGGCGAGCGAGACGATCTTCGCGTCGGTCACCGCGGCATCGGCGAGCTTCGCCGTGCCGACGGCGTTGTCGTACAGCTCGGGGGTCCCCACGCAGGGCTTCTGGAGCATCGCCTGCGTGATCGAGACCGGCCCCGGGGCGCTCGCACCTCCGGCGGCGGCGATCCCTTGCAGCTCGTACCAGTGTGCGCGGAGCCCCACCTCGCTGAACGTGCTCTCGTAGACGGCGAGGTACTGGTCGAGCGTGCGGCCCCCGACCGGCGGGAACGTGGGCGGCTGATCCGGATTCGGGAGATCCTGGAGCGTGCCGTTGCCGTTACCCACGTCCCCCCCCTCGGTCGGCTAGACCTGGAGCCCCTTGCTCGAGTGCTTGGCGGCGGCAGGCGCCGCGGCTGCCTTCTCGCCGTTCGGCTTCGGCTCCTCCACCGGCTTCGATGCCTCGTTGCCCGAGGCGTCATCGAGCGCCGTCCAGAGCGGGTCCATGCCCTTCTCGTGGAACAGCTCGCGGTACGTCCGGAGCAGCTCTGGCACCGTCGGCTTCTTCTCCGCGGGGGCGTTCACGATCTTCAGCGCCGCCTGCGCGGCGGCGTCACGATCCTGTTGCTCGGGCGGCGCTGCTGCCGCCGGGGCGGTCTCCTCGGCCATGGGTCCCTCCTACCCGGTGGTCGGCACCGGGGTTAGAAACGTCCGCACCAGCACTACCGTGCCGTCCGGCAGGACTTGGTTGACGAGCCCGACGACCTTCATGGGAACCGGGGCGGTCACAGCCGCCCCCTTGTCCTCGTAGATCGGGTTCCCGCTGCCGAGCTTGTACCGGCCCTCGCCATAGACGAGGTAGTTGGTCATCTCCATGGAGACGCCTCAGTACGGGATCGTGTTGTACGCCGCGTCGATGGTGATGTCCGAGATCTTGCTGTTCGCGTTCGACTGGAGCGCGCCCATGTTGGCGATGATCCGCATGAAGCCGTAGAAGACATCGCCCGCGGCCAGCGAGTCGTGCTTCAGGATCCCGCCGGTCTGCTCCACGAATTGGAGATCGAACAGCCCGAAGCGCTGGATCGACTCCCGGACCAGGTTGAAGATCGTGTTCTCCGGGCAGTCCACGTCCACCAGAAACTCGCGCCCGTTATACTCGAGCACCTGGAAGCCGCCGTCGAGCTTCAGGTCCACGAAGCGCTTGTTCGGGACGAGCAGCCGGAGGTACTGGTCGCGGCCCCCGTAGCTGCCGACCATGAGATTGGTCCGGCGACCCGACTGGATCTCGGGCACGTCCTGCCCCTGCTGCATGAGCGGCAGGGCGAGCGCCCGCGGGGTGCCGCTGTTCGCCAGCACCTTGGCCTTCCAGAGCGGGTTCTGGGTCCGGTTGATGTCCTGGAAGACGAGCGCGGCGGGGTTGTTCACCCCGTCGTCCACGATGGCGCCGAGCCCGAGAAACTCCGAGCCCATGGCCTTGTGGCGGACGATGGTGTCGCCGGAGACGGCGCCGGTCGGGGTCACCGCGGCGAGCGGCGAGCCCGCCCCGAGGGTGATGTTCCCGGTGGAGGCGTCAATCGCCATGATGGTGTAGCGCTTCGCGGCGTAGGGAGTGCCTGCCCCGTCGCCCGGGTCGGAGTCGCCGTTGCCGCCCCGGATGGTCGTGCCGTCCGTGCCGGAGATCACGTTCACCTGCATCCCGGCGCGGAGGTACTTGGTGGAGGTGACCGTGCCGACTCCGGCGGTCACCGCCGAGCTGAAGGCTGCCCGGACGCCCGAGCCGTCCAGGTAGGTCTGCATGTTCAGGTCCTTCAGCATCATCTCCGTGAGCGACCGCATCTTGTCGGTCAGCGTGTTCACGAAGGCGTTGACGTTGCCCTTCCCCTTCTCGATGTCGGGGCCCGCGATGTCAAAGGTGCCGTAGATGAACTTGTGGCGGACCCGGGCGGTCACGTCCACGTTCATGATCGGCTGCGGGAGCCCGACCCGGTAGCCGCGGGCACCGACCGACTGCGTGTTCACCATGCGGGCGGGAAACTCGTAGGCGTTGCCGCCGAACCGCACCTGGCTCGTGGCGAAGCGCTTGTAGAGCATGGCCGCAAGGTTCTGCTGCTGCTCCACTCCGGGGCCATAGACCGTCTTCAAGATGGTCGATAGCTCGGAGATGTTGTCGCGAATTGCTGGGACCGCCATGGGCGTCCTCCCCCCGGCGTCTGCCGGTTAGGACCCCGCGTCCCCGACGAGCCTATCCCGGTGCGCCATTCCCCCAGCCCAGGCGCGACGTGAGCAGCTCCTCGGCGATGCGCGAGGTCGCGTCATCGTTCGCCCCCGCTTTGGGCTGCTGCCCGAGCGGGGTCTGCGTGCCGCCGCCTGCGGAGGCGGGGAGACGCAGATCGTCCGTCTTGCCCTGGCGATAACCTTCCAGGCGGGCTTGAAACTCCTGTTCCCAGGGCAGGAGATACTCCGCCAGAAGGTGCGGCACGTCCTCCATCGTCGCGTCCCCCATCTCGCGGACGCGCTCGAGAACGTAGTCTTTGCAGAGTGGCAGCAGCCGATCGACGTGCCGATAGCGCCGGTCGGTGAGGATCTTCGAGATCCCCCCGTCCAGCTCACGCTCGGTGTTCTGGAGACGGATCTGCTTCTGCGTCTCCTGCTCCCGCTCCTCGACCTTCGCAATGGCGGCGTCGATGCGGTCGAGCTTCGCGAGCTTCTCGGCGATCTCCGGCGGGATGTCCAACCGGCCCCGCGCACCGGGGCGGCGGTCTGCGGGCATCCCGAGCCGGTCATAGAGCTGGTCGGCGATGTCGCCGTGCTCCATGAGTGCTGCCTGGAGCGTTTCGTAATCCCGGGCCTTGCGTTCGAGATCGGCAGCTACCCCTTGGCGCTCGCCTTTGAGCGCTTCGATCTGCTGCGCGTGGAGACTGGTCGCGTGCGCCGCTTCCCGGCGCATCCGAGCCATCTCCGATTTGAGCTGCCGGTGCTCGGCCCAGGGGACCCAGCCGGGTCCTGGCCGCGCTTTTGCAGGGTCTTCGCCTTCTGCCGGAGGCGATCCCCCCGATTCAGGTGGACCGCTATCGGATGGACCGCCTGAAGGCGGCACTCCACCCGCTTGCTCTGTCCCCGCCCCGCTAGCTGGCAGTGCAGGTGCCGCTGTGCTCTCGGTTGCCCCGCTCGGGGCATTCCCTGCGCCCTCGGTCGCCCCTGAAGAAGCGACTGCACCGTCCGCCACGGGTGACCCTCCCTGCTTCGCGCGCTCTGTTGCTCCACTCCCGACCGCGATCGGCTGCGGTCAGTCTCGCCACGCGACCACTCGGGGGGTCGGCTCCCACTCGGCTTCACCGGGCCGGAACCGGATCGTAATTCTACGCTGGCGGGGGTTGTACTCCTTCTGGCCCCGGTCCTGCAACGGGGGGAGCGCCGCCATTCATACTTTCTGCGCCCGGCTCGGCGCCGGGAGCGCCTTCCATGCCCGGCGGCGGGGGCGGCGGAGGCGGCTGCATCGCCTGCGCGACCTGCTGCGCCTGCTGCACGACCGGATCGAGCGGCGAGCCGGGCTCGGGCTGCATCTTCGGGGTGAGCATAAGCCCCTGCTCGGCCATCGCCTGCTTGTGCGCGTCGCGGTGCGCCTCGTAAGCCGCCTGCACCTCGGGCGGTTTCGAGTCGAACGCCGGGTCCTTCATCGCCAGCTCGTGCTCGGCGAGGTGGATGGCGTGATCGTCGGTGTCGTTCACGTAGGGCATCGACTCGCCGGAGTCGAAGCGGGCGTTCTCCTTGTGGGCGCGGCGCATGTCCGGCCCGAGCGCCGTCTCAAACTCCTGGAGCCCGAGCTGCTCGAGCACCTGCTGGCGCTGCTTCGGGTCCATCACGTCGATGACCTTGGCGTCCATCGCGTCGAGCATGAGCTGCGTCTTCGCCGCCTGCGAGCGCGGGACGAGCGTGCCCGGATCGACCGCGACATCGGTCTGGTTCTGGAGATCGGCCCCGAGCCAGTAGCGGACTTGCCAGTCGGACCCCGCGCCAGCTATCTTGACGGCGCGCGGCTCGCGATAGTGCGTGGCAGCGAGGAGCAGCCGCTTCCGTCCGCGCTCGGCAATCCACTGGCCCCACCGTTGCAGGCGGGGCACCGACGCTTCGTCCCCCTGCTCGCGGAGAAAGTTGAACGCCACGCCCGAGCGGGTCCCCTGCGGCAGCGCATCGGGCGAGGCGCGGAGGTCTTGTGATTGCCGGTCCATCGCCGCGACCGCTCCGTCCCGCTCCTGCTGGATCTGTGCTGGGAGTGGCTGGCCCTGTACGACTTGCGGCGTCGCCCCGACCCCGACAAAGTTGTAGAGCACGGTGGCCCCGGGCCGCATCGCCACTTGCCCGGGGGCCAGTCCCGATCCTTTCGGGGCGAGCACCCAGGGGTTCAGCAGCGTCTTCCGGTTCAGGATGATCTGCGCCATGGTGCCGTTCACCTGGCGCTGGAGCGGCACCATGTCATCGACGGGCGTGCGTCCGGTGAAGCGTCCGGGCACCTCGTCATAACGCCATTCGGTCCACGAGAGATCGCCGGTCGGGTTCCCGCGCGCATCGGTGATCGGCAGCTCGCCGCGGTAGAGCAGGACGCCCCCGGCGACACAGAGGTGCAGCCCCTTCGGGTACTTTTGCGACGGCTTCTCCTGATACTCACGATAGACGGCGCCGCCGCGGTAGAGCCCCGAGCCCCCGTAGTGCGCGGTGCCCTGCACGGACGGGCCGATCAGGGCCAGCAGCGACGACTCGTAGAAATTGGCCGCATCGACGCCCGACTCCTCGCCGACGAATGGCCCCTTGTCGGGGAAATTCTCATCGATCCAGTCGAGATCGGCGTAGCAGCACTCGCCCGCCCAGCGAGCCTTCCGGAGATCCGTCGCCTTCGGATCCCAGTGAAAGTTGAAGGGCATCCGGATCTCGGTCTCCAGCTCGCCCTGCGGGAAGGTGTCCACCTGCGGCTGCCCGTCGGCGCCCATCACGGGCTCGCCCCCGGTGAGCGTCATCTTCGGGCGCCCGTCGGCGAAGGTCGCCGGGCGGCTGCCCGTGGTGAGCGTCTGGGAGCACTGCGGGCAGAATTGGCCCACCTCGGTAAACTCCCCCGTGTAGCTGCACTGCGGGCAGACGGCGGCGGGCTCGGTCGCCTGCTGGGAGCCCGGCGGGGTCATCTGCGGCATCGCCAGGATCGGCCCGGCGCGCGGGTTCCAGTAGTCCTTCGCGATCACCGTCCCCATCAGCGAGCCGACGAGCGCCGCTTTAAAGCGCTGCTCGTCCTCGCGGCAGACGGCATCGATGTGCTCCATCATCTGCTCGGCAATGCGGGCCCCCTCGCGGTCCCCAGGCTCATTGGTGGACGGTCTGACACGGGCCTGGGGCTGGGAACGCAGCATCCGGGCCACCATCGAGGTGACGCGGGGGGCGATCTCGTTCTGCACCGGGGTCGGGAACCAGCTCGGCGCCGTCCAGCGCGAGAAGCGGCGCGTCGCCTCGGTGTATTCGATCCACTGCACCCCGGCGTACATGCAGACGTTCTCGAACATGGCCCGCTCCTGCGCCCAGCGGGCCCCTTCCCGGGACATCAGCGAGATGCGCTGCTCGACCCGGGTAATCAGCGCCTTCTCCTCGTCGGACGGCACGTAGCCCGGCTTCTGCGGTCGGGCTTCCGACTGCACGCCGGGGAGCTGGCTCGGTGTCGTCGCGGGCGGGGTCCCTGTCCGTCCCCGTCCCCCCCTCATGCCCCAGGTCCTTCGCGGCCACCCCCCCGGCGCAGTAGCCTCCTCCCTCGTCTCGAGATCGTAGCTCGCCTTCCCTGCGAGCTGGCGATCCAGCATCGTCATCGCCCGGTCGTAATTCTGCTTCGTGTCGAGCGTCCCATCGGGCGTGATGACGTACTCCTGCCCGTCCTCGCCCGTGATCTGAAACGGCTTCTCGAGCCCCGGCGGCGGGGAGCCGCCCGACGGGGAGGGTAACACCGGGGGCGGTGCCGTTGGCCCAGCCGAACGACTCCCCTGGTGCGCCATGAGCTGATCGACCAGCTTGCGGAGGTACGCCACCTCGCGCTCGAGCACGAGACACACCTTGCAGAGCGGCTGGCCCCGGCTCAGAGGGGCCTCCGGGCTCGCTTGGCGGTGCGCGTGAGCGGGCGGCGTCCCTGCACGAGCAGGAACGTCCGGTGCCCCTTCCCGAATTTCATGCTGTACTGGTCAATCCGGTTCGCGTAGCGGGTTTTGAGCAGCGGCGAGCCGACCGAGGCGTCCTGGGTCACGACCGGCATCTTCTGCCCCGCCATCAGCGTCGCCCCAGCCGCCG